CTCCGAGTTCGAGCGTATAGTAATTAACTTTATAACCAAGACTAACGGCATGAGCAGCAATAGCAACCATAGTCCAAGACTTACCACCTCCAGGATTACCAAACATAATAGCAAGGTCACCAGGCCCAAATCCACCTTGAATACCGCTATTAAGAATATTCCAAGGTGAAGGGATAGTAGGACGGTAATCAGTTCTATACCTAGTTTCAACATCTTTATTGTATTCATGTCCAATATTTTTATCCATACCTGCTTTCATAGCTTTCTCTACCATATTCCTAATACCATCAAAGTCTCCTTCTTTTAGTAAGTCAGCTGAGTTAAGTATAGCGTTTTTCATTTCTTGATTCTTACAAAAAGTTTGAAATTCTTCTTGTACATACTCAAGGTCATCTTGAGTAGCTTGATAAGAGTTTCTAAGTTCCTCTTTAAGGGCTACTTGAAGTACTTCATTTTCGACTTTTTGAAGTTCTACTTTAAGAACGTCCATAGTAATATTAGTATGATACTTATCGAAGTATTCACATATCTGTTTAATTATCCATTTATGTGAATCAGCATCAAAATAATGATCGTGAAGTACATCTCTAACGTTTAAAAGGAATTTTTTATCAGTTAATAGAGATCCTAATACCTTTAATTGAAATCCTTTCCCGTACTGTTGTAAACTCTTTAATGTCATTTATAACCTTTGATTTAATATAATTACTTTTTCTCTAATAGCCAACTGCTTGATTGTATTTTATCCCCTAATCCATCAATTAATTCAATGTCGAATGTATTACAGATATCTTTCTCAGGAATAGTATCATTTGTTTGATCCCCGCCGTTAGCAAAAGCAAGTTTCATAGTACCGAAAAATTTATCTACCATTACTTTTAAAGTTTTATTTTGAGTTAAATCCTTATCAACTGATATCCAAGCCATATCTACTATACTTAATGCTCTAATAATTTCTATTCTTTCGTCTTGATCTTGAAAAAATTTAGTACCTTTTAACTCTCTCTGTATATCATTATTAACTAAAACTATAAGTATATCACCTACCTGTTTAGCTTTTTCAAATAATTCTAAATGTCCTTTATGTAATGGGTTAAAATAACCGCTAACTATTACTGCTTTTTTCATATTACTGTTGTTAATCTTCTAAAATTTTGTAACCATCCATCAGTATTCTTAGTAATACCTTCTATCTTATCTTGATCTAATAAATTAAGAAAAACTCCTGATTGTAAATCAGGTACTGGTTGTTTAATTATTTCGTTTACGTATTGCTTTTCTTTATCATCTAGGCTTGACTTATGTAAATCCATCAATTTAAAGTTAGTTTCAACTTTATCCCAGTTATGAATAATTTTAGCAAAAATTTTCTTACCATCTAATTTTTCTTCAGATACTTTAAAAATATAATCGAGGTTAATTTGCTCACTTAATAATTTAGGAAATTCAGATACCAAAGTTTTTATACCTAATCCTTTTACTCCTTGTAAATTATCTGAATTATCTCCTAATAATGCTTTTACTACGTTGTAATTTTCTGGTAATACTTTAAGTTCATTAAAAATATTACTCTTTGTAAATGTTTTCTTTTTAACTGGGGCATATACTTGAATAGTATCATCTACTAATTGAAGAAAGTCTTTATCAGATGAAACTATAGTACATTTTTTAACATTTGAGTCAGAAGCTTTTTTTGCAATCCATGCCATTATATCATCAGCCTCTAATTTTTCCATTACTATTTGGTGTACTGGTAAGCAATCTAAATAGTCTTGAGTCCTAAATAATTGACCTATAAGAGCTTCAGTTTCTTCTTCTTTACTATCATAAAGTCCCCAGTGTGTTATCCTTGACGATGCTCTTTGAGCTTTGTAATTAGGATCAATATTTTGTCGATTACCTGATCCTCCTTTACCGTCCCATACTATTATAACTCTAGTAGGGTCAAATATACGAGTAACATACCCAAGAGAGCGAAGAAACCCAACCATACCACCAATATGGGTACCAGTTGGATTCATCGCTTTCAGGAGCGAGAACGATCTAATCAACGTATTCATTCCGTCAACTAACATTATATGATCGTTCAACGCACGAGGAGGGGTTTCTTTTAAGTTTTTAAAAATATCAGAATGCTTCACTAATCTAAGATATTCGGAGTAATAGGAGTTTCTTCTAAGTCTCCTTCTTCGATAAGATCAAAGTCAACTGACCCAACTAATTTAAGCCAGTGATCTTTATGATCATCTTTATATCTATCTATAGCTCTTTTATCATCTGGTATAAAACCATGAGGAGTCATAACTATTCTACCTCTAGACTGTACTCCACCGATATGATTTTTTTCTACTTGTACGTTAGTACGTTTAGCAAACTCTACCTGCATACCTGCTTTGATAGCTTTTATTTTAGACGTACCAGGGTTAGTAATATTACCAAAAGTAACTACTAAAGTAGAATCGTACCACATAGACATACCACCTTTATTTTGTAATTTAGGTTGTCCCATCGGTGATTCAGGCTTCATAGTCCATACTTTATTAATAGCTACTAACGTATTAGTATAAGGAGAGTTTTCCTTACGAGATAATAATATCTTCTGATTTAAGTTATTACCGAATTGAGTAGACATAGCACCAGCATTCCATTCATTATTATTCTTATTAGAACGTACTGAAAGGTCGCAAGGTACTGAGCCAATACTATCCCAGAAGAAACACATATCATAAGGTAGATTACCTTTAGCTTGTTCGTCCATAAGATCAGCAATATAAACTGCTACATCTTCAATAGTATTAAGAGTACCTCTATCTGAATAAAGGAAATGTCCTTCGTAATCAGTTACTGTACCATTTTCATCTCTTACCTCTTCTACCTCTAATCCCATCTCTTTAGCGTGTTCCCAAGACCATTTCATCTCGGTAATAATAAAAACCGGGAGAATGCCCAGCTTTTGAGCATTCACCGCAGCTTCTATTAGGGCAGTAGTTTTGCCCGTATCACTATGTCCACGCAAGAGAGTGATATGTCCGGTAGGTATACCGGGCAGTGAGGTAATATCTTGAAAGGCTTTAGATAGAGGTATCCATCCTTGCTCCTTAAATTTAACGGAAGCGTTAGAAAAGCCTTTCTTCTTTTTAAAATTCGATAAATTAAACGACTTACGTACTGATTCGGTCGCTTTAGCTTGTACTTCTTTCTTTTTAGCCATTATTCATTAAATAGATCATCAAACTTACTTACAGTGTCTCCATTACCAGCAGTTGCAGTTTCTAACGTAAAGTCAGATTTAGCAGGAGTGGCAGGTTCAGCACCGGCAGCAGGTAGATCTTCTTCAACAGTAGCTGTAGGGTCTAAGTACTTTTGTAGTTGCTTTTTAACAAAGTCATACTGCAATGGTTTGTGAACCTCCATAGGATCGGGTTGATTCTTGATCCATGTATCAACTAAATCATTATTATCTGATAATGCAGTTTGCTTAGGTTTAATTCTTACTGTAGTTTGAGGATAAGGGTTACCTTGTACTTGTTCTACAACTAAGTCCCATCCGTTAATAACATCAGTAATATCACCTATATCTTCGTCAGCTATAAGTGCAAGTAAAGCTTTGTATATAGTAATACCAAAGCCCCATAACCTTACTCCTTGATCTTCTTGTCCTCTTACTACAACAGGAGCAAAGATTCTAGTTTTAGGAGTTAGTTTACCAGCTAAAGACCAGTTATCTTTATCAGATGTTTTCTTTAACTCGTTTACAAATTCTTCGATAGGGTCTTGTTTACCGAAGTTCGACAATGCGATCATAGGTCTATCTCCAACTCCATAGTGGAATTTAAGTTCTTTGAAAGGCATTGCAGGATCGAAAGCAGATGGTACTAATCGTACTGTTTGCTTTCCTAATTCAGGTTTCCAAAATATTTTGGTGTAGTCAGTTTTTTCTCTTTCCTGACCGTTGTTGTTTAACGCATCAAGTTTTGCGCGGATAGCATTTAAGTCCATATAACTAATTTAATTTATAACGTTTATTTTAATAATATAAGAAAAAGATCTTAACGATCCAACTCTTCTATACGAAAAAGTTTCGTATTAACTCTTTTAAGTTCAGAGCCCTTAGTAAGTAGTATGCAGTTTCTATAATCAGGCCAGTTGATCCTATAGGTGGTATCCAAGACACCTCCGTTTAATTCTTTAATTAATGTATTGAGAGCATTAATTGTATATAAAGTATTAGATCCTTTTTTCCTGTGAACAAGAATCGTGTTAGGAAGAAAATTAGATACATTACCAAAATCGACATTGTATGTCAATATGTATTCATCTTGGCTTTTGGAGTAAAGTACAAAAATTTTATTATAAATAATTTTATACTTGTCTTTAATAACCTCCAGGATGTTATCTAATTCGTCTTCTGTAGTAAAAGTACAGAATAATTTGTTACTCATATCTTCGTATAATCCTATTGGGTCAAAATCGTAGTCGAAACTAATTTGGTTATGAATGATATTCATTCTATTATAAATATGAGTTACTAATCTAAAACTAAGTTATCAGAAAATTTATGCTTTACTGGATATTTACTTCCAGACTCTAAAATTTCTTTAATTTCTTCCAACGTCTGCTTACCATCATTCTTACTAAAGTCAAATAAAAGAGCATCGTAAGTATATAAGACTACATTAGTTTGTTTATCTTTAAGGTAATCTAATATATCTTTTAAGATAAGAATATTTCTCGAAGTCTCCAACGATTGCATTACATAGTTCATTAACTTTTGAGGATTCATATCTTTTAACGTCTTAGTGAACGGCTTATTACTAATTGGCGCCAAGACTCTTCCTTTAGTTTCGTATTCGGACCAAAGTCCTTTAATGAATTCATCGATTTTTGTAAACACTTCGAGAAAAGCGTATTTCTCTGGTATCTTTCCGTAAATTGCATGAAAGTTAATCTGTTTGGCTTTATTGTATTCTTCATCTGTTATTTCTTCTTTGTTAAAATATTGTTTTGCTAACTGTTTATGAGCTGATTCTTCAGTTAACGGATAGTTAATCTGATCACAAAGTAAACGCAAGTGATAACCGTCAAAGTCAAACTCAATAAAGTAGTCGTTTTGAGGTCTGAAACATTTCCTATGTTCTGCAGATTTAGGAATAGCAGCGAAATTAACGCTATTAAAAGCATTAGTTGGTCTAGAGGTAGCATTGTATAAATTATATGATGTTAGTACTGTATTATTAATAGTATTTAAAATAGGATTTTTAGGGTTAAACATTTTATTAAAAGCCTCATAGTAAATACCGAGTCCAGATTGTTCTAATAAAAAGAAAACATTAGTAGCAGTCTTATTATAGAATTCAAAGTTATCAGGAATTCTGATATTAATATATTTATGAATTTTATCGTATATATTTTCAGAAATTCCATATAAACTACTTAATGGTATATAAGCATTTATATTAATTGGGTAATTAAATTTATTATTAAAAAAGTTTATTAAAGCACTATCTCTTGAATACTCTAATCTTTCATAATATTTAGATGAATATAGTAATGATATGTCTGTGGCAGACTGTAAATTAAAGTGATAAAGAAGGTTTTTTCTATCTAATGTATAAAGTTTAGAAGCTTTACTTAACATCTCATATACAAAAGATTTATCTACATTAAGTCCATCTGGGTGATCTATAGGAATTATAAAACCATGTTTAGAAGTAAGCGGTCTTACATACACTGCTAAAGTTTTAGCAAGTTTAGGATGTAGGTCGAAATTATTAGGAATTATATCAATATAATAACCTAATCTCGATAAATTTTTTAACCTTTGAAGCTTTTCTTCTTGTTCGACTATATAAAACACTAAAACCTTTTTAGTAATATAAGAATATTTTTTTATCTTACAAACTGATCTGGGTTATTTAATATTTGAACTTCTATTCCTGGTAGCTCTTCTTCAGCTTTTTTAGTTACGTCTATATTTTTACTTCTTATACCAGGATATAAATAACCGTTTAATTTTTGATCTTCTAGTTCACCAGTAATATTCCAAGATATTTTCGCAGTTCTTATATATAATTTAGGTTCTTGTACTTTTACTAAGTAGTTTCTTTTATTCAATTCTATAATTTTTCCATTTCTGCTATCTTTAGCGAAGTACCTGATAATAAATCCTTTTTTATAATCTTTTTCTGTAGGAGAAATAGTATCGCTATAAAACCCAGCTTCTCTTGCTACTTTTTCGTCAGGAACAAATATTAAAGTTTCAGATTTAGAAGTTATTGAAGTACCTTTATAATATTTTCCTTGAAAATCTTTAACAAATTCTCCAGTATATCTAATATTAGTTTTAGGATCTATAAGTATTCCTAAGATCTTCCCTCCAACTTTTTGTTTTATTTTAGGTATATACATTAGAAAATATTATAAAATTGAGTTTTGATAGTTGTGTACCATCTATTATCTGTTCCTATTTCATTTTCAAGACCTGTAATAATATATCCATACTTATTGTATTTTTCAGGAAGTAGCCCTTCTTTAATTTTGAAAGCTAAACCTACTTTAAATCCTGTAATACCTAACATCTTAATTGAAAGTTCTACAGGTACTACTCCTGGGGTTATTGGGTTAGGTTGTTGAGCAATATGTTCCCTTAGTAACCTTTTAATTAATGATGTATTGGCAGGTTTTAATTCAGACCAAGTAGCTCCTAAATAGTCAGCATCAAATTCGTTGAAATCACTAAATACTTCGATTAGGTCATTTATAAATTCAGCTTGTGCTTCTTCAGTTTTTGCAGCTTGTTCCTCAACTTTTTTATCATTTGGCCTTTTAATAGGAATAATTCTATCAATTGCACCTTTATTCCATTGTAAAATCGTTGATACATTATCTTTATAATTACCAGTGCTACCTTGAGCAGCTATAGAAACCTGGGCAGCTATTTGACTAGATATTTTACTTGAAAGTCCTATATCTACTACAGTTGAATTAAGTCCTGTAAGATTTAATGCTTCCATATTTCTAACTTCTTCTCTTTCAGGATTTTTCCTATCTACTATAGTATGTTCACCTTCTTGAGTCAAACTAATATCTAATTCGTTTATACCTCCGAATGCTTCATTTATACCTGTAAGTACAGATTGGAATACATCTAACATTCCTACTGGTTCAGTATCTGCTGCATCTAATACATTATCGATAGCTGTTTTAACGTATTCAGTCGAGACCATAATATTATGTATCTTATCATGGCCGCCTTGACTTTTAGCAAAATTTTGCACCTCTTTATGTAAACCTCTTTTTGAAATAATAAACTTAGATGTTTCAATACCTGTTTGAGAATTTTCTGGTATTTTAGGTACAATAGCTACTAATGGGTCTAATGAATAATGTTGCGGAAAAGTTAAATACTTATTAGGATTATCTAGTACAAATTTAGAGAAGCTTGTTTTAGTTGTAGGGTCTTTAATAGCAATAAATAAATTGAAAATATCTACTACAGTATAAAGAGGTATGTACCTTAAATCATGATGACGTTCATTAAAATAAAGAGCATATTTGCCTTTTACTATATCCAACTGAAATCCAAAAGCTTTAAAATCTTTTAACTTATTTGCAAATTCAGAAGAATCTAAATGATTACGAACAGCTTCTTTTCCATCAATAGCTACACTAGTTAATGTTGAAGCACTTTCTAATGCACCAAAAATAGCATGATATATAGATTTTCTATGTTCATTATTTTTCTCTATTTTTTTCTTTAATTGATCAGTAATGTCTTCAGTATTACCAGTTTTTATAGAATCTAAAACTGTTCCTCTTGAAACTATTCTTAAACTACAATCATATCCGCCATCTGATCTATACTGCCAACTAAAATTAGTTATAAAACCAAATAAAGCATCATATTGAAAATCAGATTGTTCTCGTTTAGTAGCTATTTCTTTTTCTATTGATTCTGCTGAAACGCCTGGTGTATCGAAAAAAGTTTCATCACCTAAAGAAAAACTTTCAGAGCTTACTTCTTTACATTCACTACTTGGAGTAACTATTACTGAATGCCCCCATTCTAATAAACAACTATAACCTGGTCTAAAAAATAATAATTCAGCAGATTCTAAATCTTCTAATGTCCAAACTACGAAATCTACTTCAGCTTGCTGTAAAGTACCGTAAGTATTTTTAGAAGCTACTTTAAAATTAGTAATACCGGGCATAGGTCTATAACCTAATCTATCATCAAACTTATAAGCAGGACTTTTGTCACCACCTACACCCTGTTTTATAGTATACCCTGAACCCTTTTCGTAACTTTGTCTACCGTTAAATAAAATAAATTCTTTTGCCTCAGTTGATTTACCTGATAAATTAAGCTTTCCTGTAGGATCTTTTTCAAATTGTTTTACCTCGTTATTAGTAAGTTTATTTATGCTTGATCTTAATTTTACCCATGCAGTATTTGAATTTATAAGGCTATGTTCTCTAGGAGTTTTAGGTCTACCTTCTTCAGGGTTAAAAAATTTTTCTCTAGCTTTTATAACTTTAATAACCTCTGGAGATACAGGACTACCGAACGTTTCATTTCTTTTCATTACCTATTCTTATTAAGATTACTAAATAAACCCTTTACATCCAAAGATTTAGCTGGTATTCTTAATTGAACTCCTTGTTCTACTATTAATCCGTCTTTTTTTGAGTTATTAGCTGATGCTATAACCCACCATAAACTTGAATCACCGTAGAACTGTCTAGCTAAAGTATCATATCTATCTCCTCCGGTTGTAATAACGTAAATATCATCTTCAGTTTCAGGTATAGTAGGATATATAGAATTGGTTCTATACTTGCTACCATCCTCTGAGGTTAATTCTTTTATATCTCTATATCTATCAGCCATTATTGATCTAATGTAGAATTAGTACCGTTTACTCTAGTAATAAGTGCTTGTTTGTTATTAGTTTCGTAAGCAAATCCTCCATTTACATAGTTTACTGGTTGTCCATTTACTTCTATGACTTTACCAGTATTTTTGTCTATAGTATATGTAGCGCCTGCTGATATAAATTGTGTAGTCTCAGTATCTTTAACTTCTACAGGTTTTTGTTCTTCTGACGGAGGAAATGTTTTCCTACCTATGTACACTTCATCTTCAAGATTTATATCTGATTTAACGTTAAAGTCGTGTATTGGTTTAAAGTTTACACTTATACTTAATATATGAGGTAATTTTTGAGTCCCCAACCTTTCTACATCAGTTTCCCATGGATAAGAGGTCTCCCAATCAGTATTTACACTAGATATGTATCCAGTTACGTTATCTAAATAGTCTCCTACTTTTAATGTTACCAAAGTACCTCTCATAAAAAATCCA